GAGAATCGACCTTGCCCTTCTCTTCACTTGGAGAGAAGTCGCCCGAGTCAAAAACTCCGTCAATACCAATCTGCTGATTATGGATGAGGTATTTGATTCCTCACTTGATGGTTTCGGCACCGATGAGTTCCTGAAGATTATTCGTTATGTCATTAAGGATGCTAATATCTTTGTGATTTCTCATAAGGCAGACCTTCATGACAAATTCGAAAGTGTCATAAGGTTCGAGAAAGTCAAAGGATTTTCGCGTATGATGTCCCAAGAATCAGCAGGAAAATGACCACTCCCAACTGGCAACATCACAGCAAGAAGGAGCAGAAGCGGAAACTGAAACCGCAAGCACTCCGACAAGCAAAGGCACGGCTTGCCCACTTCAAGAAGTGTCACATGACCTCCCCCAAAAGGGGAGGTTCTTCTGTATTATACGTTCATACGATTCAAGTCAAATGACCGTCCGTCACGAAATCAAGTCCCAACTTGCTAAACTTCTTGCTACCGAAGACCTTATTGTTGAGCACAAAAAGGTAGAGACTGCCCAGTTCAATGTTCATACCCGTGTGCTTACTCTTCCGATGTGGGAGAAAGCAAGTAATATTGTCTATGATCTGCTGGTGGGGCACGAGGTCGGACACGCCCTCTATACGCCTGATGAAGATTGGATTGAGAAAGTCAAGGTTCCTCCGCAGTTCGTGAATATTGTGGAAGACGCTCGCATTGAAAAGTTGATGAAGCGTCGGTATCCTGGTCTTGCCAAGACTTTCTTTAATGGTTACAAGGAGCTTGCTGAGGACGATTTCTTCCAGATTGCTGATGAGAAGATTGATGAAATGAACCTTGCCGACCGTGTAAACTTGTGGTTCAAGATTGGTAATTTCACCGATATTTTGATTGAGCGTGGAGAAGAGACTGAGATTATCAATCAGATTGCTGATACCGAAACCTTCCCTGAGGTTCTGATTGCTGCTGAGGCACTCTACAAGTATTGTAAGCAAAAACAACAGGAAGAAACCAAGATTCAACTGGATAGTCTGGAATCGCAGCAGAGTGGTTTTAATCAACCCGCTTCCGACTTCTCTGACCAGCAGGAAGGTGAGAATGACCAGGAGCAACCTGGCGAAACTGATTCTTATGGTGGAACTGCTGAGCAACAGAAACGACCTAATGTTCCTGTTGGTGGTGAGAAAGATGAAGAACCAGAAGTCAAGACGATGGACAATCTGGAAGAAGCACTGAAAGAACTCGTCAATCGTGATGGTTATGAGAATGTGTATCTGGAACTGCCTCAACTTGATCTGAAAAAGATTGTTGTTCCTAACGCTGAGATTCACAATCGTTGTCGGGATGAGTGGAGCAACTTTATTGAAGGGATGGGATATCAGAAAGAACTTATCTTTGAGATTCCTGATGCTCAATTCAATCAGTTCAAGCGTTCTGCCCAGAAAGAAGTTAATTATCTGGTAAAAGAGTTTGAGTGCCGTAAAGCAGCAGACTCTTATTCTCGTGCTTCTACCGCTCGCACTGGTGTTCTTGACTGCTCTAAACTTCATACCTACAAATACAATGAAGACCTGTTCCGCAAGGTGACCACTCTTGCCGATGGTAAGAATCACGGTCTGGTGTTTGTTCTGGACTGGTCTGGTTCGATGTGTGATGTGATGCTGGATACCGTCAAACAACTCTTTAACCTTGTGTGGTTCTGTAAGAAAGTTTCTATTCCTTTTGAGGTTTATGCTTTTACGACTGAATATCCTCTCGTAACTTATGATGAGCAAGGCAAAGCAAATCTCCGCGAACTTGCTTATAAGAAGAAAGATGGTCTGCTTCAAGTTGGTGAATGGTTCTCTATGATGAACCTGTTGACTAGTAAGGTGAATGGTAAGACTTTGGAAGAACAGATGAAGAATATCTATCGTCTTGCCTATTCTTATGGTCGCTGGACCCAAACTCGGTATCCTGTTCCTACTGGTCTGAGTCTGTCTGGAACTCCTTTGAATGAAGCACTGATTGCCCTTCATCAGATTCTGCCCAAGTTCCAGAAAGAGAATAAACTCCAGAAAGTTCAGTGTGTTGTGCTGACTGATGGTGAGGCTTGTATGATCAAGTATCATCGTGAGGTTCAGCGTCACTGGGAGCAAGAACCTTTTATGGGCACTGCTCATATCGGTCCTAATGCTTTCCTGCGTGACCGCAAAACTGGTAATACCTATTCCTGTGATGTTGAGTGGCATGGATTTACTGATATTCTGCTTCGTAATCTTCGTGACTGCTTCACTGATATTAACTTCATCGGTATCCGTGTTCTTGAAGGTCGTGATGCTGGTAACTTCATTCGCCGCTATTATGGATATTATGGATCTGATTATGAGAAAGTAATCGCCGCTTGGAAAAAAGAAAAAGCATTCACTATCAAAAAGTCTGGTTATCATTCTTACTTCGGTCTTTCTGCCAATGCCCTTGCTCAGAATAGTGAGTTTGAAGTTGCAGAAGATGCCACTAAGTCTCAAATCAAATCTGCTTTTGTAAAGAGTTTGAAGTCTAAGAAAATGAACAAAAAGATTCTGGGAGAGTTTGTGGAACTCGTTGCCTGATAAATATTTCAAAGAATTCTATTAGGTCTAATGAGCAGATTTTCAGATTTGTACACAGAAAAAACGCCAGAACCTGAAGTATTAGAAGGATATAATGAGAATGCTAGGGATCGTGATGGTGATGGAATAGTACAAGAAGGTACTTCTTTTGAAAGACCAGCACCAATTAGATTGACTAAAAAGAGAACAAGGTAACCACTTTCTAAACTGTCACATGGGGCACTTAGATGCCCCTTTTTTGTGTGTATAATATCTTCAGTTAACAAAACCACCTAACTACATCATGACTCGCAAGATTGCTTTGAAAGACGAACAACTGGTTGCTTCCATCCAAGAACTTTATGGTTCCGAAATTACTTCTGGTGACCTTAAGGGTTTCTGTGCTTCTCGCGGTCTCAATTATCAAACTGTGACTCGTCGCCTTGAACAATACAAAACTTCTCGTGGTCGCTGGAATCTTGAAGTGACTCAAGAACGGGTCGAAGAGATTGAGCGTTCTTTCCAAGCCCCTGCTGCCCTTCCTTCCATCGAACAAAACCTCATTCCTGATAAAGATGATACCTTCGTCAAGTTTGGTAACTTTGGTGATATTAAAAAAATTATTCAGTCCCGTATCTTTTACCCTGCGTTCATCACGGGTCTTTCGGGTAATGGTAAAACGTTCTCGGTGGAGCAAGCGTGTGCTCAACTCAAACGTGAACTGATCCGTGTAAACATTACGATTGAAACCGATGAAGATGACCTGATTGGTGGTTTCCGCCTGGTGAATGGTGAAACTGTTTGGCACAATGGTCCTGTGGTTGAGGCACTTGAGCGTGGTGCCGTGCTGCTGCTGGATGAGATTGACCTTGCTTCCAACAAGATCCTGTGCCTCCAGTCTATCCTGGAAGGTAAGGGTGTCTTCCTGAAGAAAATCGGTCGTTTTGTGAAACCTGCCGCTGGTTTCAATGTGATTGCCACCGCCAACACCAAAGGTAAGGGTTCTGATGATGGTCGCTTCATCGGCACCAACGTGCTCAACGAAGCGTTCCTTGAGCGTTTCCCTGTGACCCTTGAGCAGACCTATCCTGCCCCTGCAGTTGAGCAGAAGATCCTGGAAGGCATCGCTCTGGATCTTGGCGTGGAAGACCGCGACTTCTGCAAGCGCCTTGTAGACTGGGCAGACATCATCCGTAAGACCTTCTACGATGGTGGTATTGAGGAAATCATCAGCACCCGCCGCCTGGTTCACATCATCCGTGCCTACAGCATCTTCCAAGATAAGGCAAAGGCAATCCAAGTGTGTGTGAACCGCTTTGACGATGAAACCAAGCAGTCCTTCCTGGAACTGTATGATAAAGTGGATGCTGACTTCCAACTTCCTACCGAACAAGTTGACCAGGACGCTCCATTCTGATATAATTGGGGAAGGTAAATTATGACCCTTCCCCTTTATTATGGATGAGTATCCTTATTCCGATAACTTCGGTACAAATGTAACTGGTTCTAGAGTCCCTGGTGGCGAGGGACAAGACCACATAAGTCTGAACCAATTTCAATTCACACTATCTGATGGTGGTAGTGGAACCCTTAACCTTGAAAAAATTCCTGTTACCATGAGCGAAACCAAAAACAATCTTTGGAAATATAATGAAGATAAAATCCTTAAAGACGTTGAGGATTATGTAACCAGCACCTATCACGGACATTATTGTGGCGATAGTGATGGATATGCTGATATTCAAACTATTGATTTGATGGCAGCAAAGAAACTTGCTGCAGGTTTCTGTCAAGCAAACATCCTAAAATATGGTTCTCGTTATGGAGACAAGGATGGACGCAACAAGCGTGATTTGATGAAAGTCATTCACTATGCTATGCTACTGCTTCACTTTGATGGTCATTATTCTCGAAAAGATAATGGTCTCACTGAATTCCGTTGATTATGAAACTCAAACCTCAAACTATGAAACTCTCTGATAATACCCTTGCCCTTCTGAAGAACTTCGCAAGCATCAACAATTCTATTCTTGTGAAAAGGGGTAATCAACTTCGCACGATTTCTGTGGCAAAAAATATTCTTGCCGAAGCAGATATTTCTGAGGAGTTCCCCCGCGAATTTGCCATCTATGATTTGAATCAGTTTCTGAATGGTCTTGGTCTTCATCAAGACCCTGACCTTGATTTTACTGAAGATTCTTATCTCAGCATTAAAGAAGGTAAGCGTCGGGTGAAGTATTTCTATGCCGACCCCAACGTGATTATTTCACCTCCCGATAAGGCAATTCAACTTCCTTCTGAAGATGTGTGTTTCCAACTGGACAGCACTTCTCTGGAGAAATTGGTCAAGGCAGCAGCAGTGTATCAACTGCCCGACCTGTCTGCCGTTGGTGAGAACGGCGTCATCAAACTGGTGGTCCGTGATAAGAAGAACGATACTTCTAACGAATACGCCATTGTGGTTGGTGAGACTGATGCTGAATTTACTTTCAACTTCAAAGTAGAGAATATTAAAATTATTCCTGGTGCCTATGATGTTGTGGTGTCTTCTAAACTTTTGTCTCAGTTCACGAACACCAAGTATAATTTGAAGTATTATATTGCTCTGGAACCTGATTCTACCTTTGGATGAATATATTCGTAACATCACCATTTCCTGCCGAGAGTGCCATCTGTCTTCCCGATAAACACATTGTCAAGATGCCTTTGGAGTGCTGTCAAATGCTCTCCATTGTTGCCTCTGAAAAGTGGGGTCATAACTACGGCACTCTCCCTAAGGCTGATGGTGTTCCCTACAGAACTGAAAAAGGTGCGTTTCGTAATCATCCCTGTACCAAATGGGCAATGGATAGTATCCACAATGCCTATTGGTTGATTAAGTGGGGGATGAATTTGTGTGATGAGTATCAACTACGCTATAATAAGGTCCACTCCTGCTACAAGACTCTTGTAGATGCCTATTATCTTTTTCCTAAAGGCAAGATAACTGAAGTGACTCCATTTGCTAGGGCAATGCCCGAAGAATGGAAATTTGATGATAGCATTGATACCTTTACTGCTTATAAAAGGTACATTGCTTCAAAACCTTGGGTGAAGGATAACTACCTTCGTATGCCTGAGCGTAAACCTAATTGGATTTGATTATGAATAGTGATTTTATTTGGGTTGAGAAGTATCGACCCAAGACCATTGAAGAATGTATTCTCCCCGAAAGTACTAAAAAGACTTTTCAAGAGTTTCTAAATAAGGGTGAAATTCCAAATATGCTTCTTGCTGGTCCTCCTGGTATTGGTAAGACCACAGTTGCAAAAGCACTCTGCAATGAATTGGGAGTAGATGTTTATGTCATCAATGGATCCGACGAAGGTAGATTCCTCGATACTGTCCGAAACAATGCGAAGAACTTCGCTTCGACCGTCTCACTTTCGTCAGATGCTAAACACAAAGTCGTCATCATTGATGAGGCAGACAACACAGGGAATGATGTACAACTCCTCCTACGGGCGTTTGTTGAGGAATTTGCTGGAAATTGCAGATTCATCTTCACCTGTAACTACAAAAACAAAATCATTGAACCCCTCCACTCCCGATGTGCAGTCATCGACTTCTCTATCAAAGGGAAAGAAAAAACCGCACTGGCAGGATCCTTCTTCAAGCGTCTACAAAACATCTTGGATGCGGAAGGTGTCGAATTCGATCAAAGAGTACTTGCAGAGCTTATCAACAAACACTTCCCAGACTGGCGACGAGTCCTCAATGAATGTCAAAGATACTCTGTAAGTGGGCAGATTGATTCTGGAATTCTCGCTACTTTTTCGGATGTTGCAGTAAATGATCTCCTTCAAAACCTTAAAGAAAAGAACTTCCCTGAAGTTCGGAAGTGGGTGGTGGCTAATATGGACAATGATACTACTTTATTGTTGCGTCGTATTTACGATGCTCTTTATAGCGCCCTTGAAAACAATAGTATTCCTGCTGCTGTGCTTGTGCTTGCTAAGTATCAGTATCAGAGTGCGTTCGTAGCAGACCAAGAAATCAATATGCTTGCCTGTCTAACTGAACTAATGGTTGAATGTGAGTTTAAATGAAAAACAAGAAACTGAAAGCACTAATTCAAAAACCCCTGAGGTTTCATCATCAGGACATTCACGAAGAACTTGATGAACTCAAGAAACAACATCAAGTCAAGTCTAAGTGGTACTACATTTTTTGGGGTGCCTGTGCTGTTGCTGTTGTTGGTGGTCAGATTTATGTTGGAACTGGTTATCGTGAAATGGCAGAAGCAACCAGAGATACTAAAATTGTTGTGAGGTGTGTAAATGGGTCTGCTGAAAATTGATAAGGCATCTCTTTATGAGGTTCCAGTAAAGACAACTCCTGAGAATGTAAAAGAAGCAAACGAAGCACTATTTCGTGCTAAAATGACTATACCTGCTGCCGCAAAGCATTGTGGTATGACGCAGAAAGAAATGAAACTCACTTTTAGAGAGTATTTGAAGTATCATCCCAAAGATTATGACCAGTCTAAAGAGTCTTAAAACACCCTTAAGGTATCCTGGCGGCAAGTCCCGTGCTTGCATCAAGATGGACCCTTACTTTCCAGACCTTCGCAACTATGATGAGTTCCGAGAACCATTTCTTGGTGGTGGAAGTGTTGCGATTCATATCACTAAAAAATATCCTCACCTAGATATTTGGGTAAATGATCTGTATGAACCATTGGTAAACTTCTGGCAGCAACTCCAGATGTTTGGGTATGATTTGAAAAGTGAACTAGTTGATTTAAAGACAGCAAATAATACTCCAGACAAAGCAAGAGAACTTTTCCTCCAATCAAAGGAACAGATCAATGACAAAAATGTGTCAAATTTTAATCGTGCTGTGGCTTTTTATGTTGTCAATAAGTGCTCTTTCTCTGGTCTCACGGCGAGTTCATCATTTTCTGAACAAGCCTCCAACGCCAACTTCTCTATGCGAGGGATCCAAAAATTGCCTGCGTATTCTGAATTAATCCAAAATTGGCGTATAACTAATTACTCATACGATTATCTGATGGATGGAAACAAGGGTGCTTTTATGTATCTCGATCCTCCTTATGATATTAAGGATAATCTCTATGGGCACAAGGGATCAATGCACAAAGGATTTGATCACGATAAGTTTGCTGCTGACTGCGATGCTAACGATATGGACCAGTTGGTAAGTTATAATTCTGATCAACTTGTAAAAGATAGGTTTAAGAACTGGAACGCTGCTGAGTTTGACTTGACTTACACGATGCGTTCGGTTGGTGAATATATGCGTGAGCAAAAACAACGTAAAGAACTACTACTTTTTAATTATGGAATTGAAGGACTGGTTAAACTCGATTAATCAAACGAAGAACCATCTGATTGACGAAGACCCCTCTCTTGAGAAGGAATATGCTCCTTATATTATCAATCGTTGTCTATCAGGTCATCTTGATTGCATTCTGTTTGCGAACGAAATGAATCGATATCATTTCCTTCCAAAGAAACTTCAATATGACTTTTTTATAAATAGTCTGAGGAAAAAGAAGAGATTTTCTCCCTGGCTCCGACAAGATAAAATCAAAGACCTTGATTATGTTAAACGTTACTATGGTTTTAGTAATGAAAAGGCAAAACAAGCTTTGAGGATTCTTACTAAAGAACAACTTACTTTTATAAAATCGAAATTTGAAACTGGAGGAACAAAATGAGTGTCGTTCAAGAACCTGAAGTGAAGTGGACGCCCGACCAAATGGTGGAAGTGATTCTTAACGAACCTGATGACTTTTTGAAGGTTCGTGAGACTTTGACCCGTATCGGAGTTGCATCACGTAAAGAAAAGAAAATCTATCAGTCTTGCCATATTCTTCATAAGCAAGGTAGATATTACCTCGTTCACTTTAAAGAATTGTTTGCCCTTGATGGTAAACATGCTAATCTGACTGTGAATGATGTTCAACGTCGCAATCGTATTGCCCAACTTCTTGCTGATTGGGGTTTGATTGAGATTGTAGATTTAAATAAGATTCAGGATATTGCTCCACTGAATCAGATTAAAGTTCTTGCCTATAAGGACAAGGGGGATTGGATTCTAGAGACTAAGTATAATATTGGTTCTAAGAAGAAAAAGGCAGAAGACGCCGAATGATTAGGGGGGGGGGTTGACTCCCCTTTTTTTGTACCCTATAATAGAAAAGTCTGAAAAATCGGTATTCACGCTGCAAAACTTGAATTAGTTTTCACTCCATAATACCTAATAAATCAGTATTCAAAGAGAAAAACTTTTGTAAGTTTTCATCCCTTAATACTTTAATTTAAACTATGAAAATTCTTGTTCTTGATATTGGAAAAAAAGCAACACATGTTTTTGTTCCAGAGACAAATAATTATTATAAAATCGAACACTCAGATTTTATTAAACTGAATATTCCTGAATTGGAAGATGGGGATACTCTTGTTGTTGAAGAAGCTCACATGAGAGCACAATCTGATAATAGTCTTGCACAGGCTTTTAAAATTGACGATTTGCATCAATTTAAAATTCTTGCAGATTCTAAAAATAATCCCATTCTTCTTTTCCCACAAAAAGTAACTCCTAAAGCAAGAAAGGTAGCATCGCTTGTATACCCCGAGTTAATTGAAAAGACAGATTTAAACGATATAAAATCGATTGCTTACTATATTCAACATTTTCCTAGTGCTTTAAAAACACTAAAAAAGTTTGCTCCTATTAGCTATGAAGAATTTGTAGAAAAAAACTCTCATATTTTTAATGATAGAATTATTTTGAATGATGATATCAATGAGGCAAGAAATGAATCCTACGGAATTAAAACTGATTATAGTGATGCAGTAACCAATTGGATTAAAAAATATATGTCTATTCTCGCCTATAGACTCAGTAATGAAACTAGAGAATGGGTTGGACTTGAACTAAATGCTAAAGGAAATGCTCTTAAACCAGGACTTTTAAATTATACAAGTGAAAAATTAAAATTTGTTTATACGATTGTTAACACTATTCTTAATCCTAAAACAGGAACTCCAAGATTGAGATCTGATTATAAAGTACCACCATTTTGGAAATATGCGAAAGCATATTATTTTGGACTGACCCCATATCACATGAAAGCTGGAGTTACTGCTTCCAATTATAAATGGCATAAACGTAAAGCATCTACTAATTGTAAAATTAGTATGAGTTTAGATTCTAAGCAAAATCCAATCAAAACTAATAATGATGTTTTTGAAATACGAAAAGAAATGATTAGTTCTGATAAAAAACTCCAAGAAGTTTGGCGAGAAGTTCGCAAGATGATTGTTGAAGAAGGTCTTCGTTAGTATTCAAGTAGTAAAATTTTAATAAGTTTTCATCACTTAATATTCAACTTTCTTCAAAATATTAGTCAGTATTCAAAAAGAAAAACTCTTGTAAGTTTTCAACCCTTAATGCTGCAAAATCTTTAGTCAGTATTCAAGAAGAAAAACTCTTGTAAGTTTTCATCCCTTAATACTCAAATCTTTAGTCAGTATTCAGTGGATAAAATTTTTTAATTAATTTTCACACTCTAATACTCAAAAATTAGTTGATATTCAGGGCGAAAAATGTTTTTAGTTTTCACGTCGTAATATCCGAAATAAAAAGTGTGGGAATTAACACCCGCTTTTTTAGTATATAAACCTATATAATATTGAGGACGCCATACGGGTCCACAAAACACAAACTCGCTTTTAAAGGAGCTACCATAATGACTAACCTTACAAGGTATACTGCTGCGGATCTTCCTGCATTGATGGAAAAGATCAATAAGTATAGTATTGGAATGGATGAATACTTTGATCGTCTTTTTCATCTTCACGAAACAACTTCTAACTATCCTCCATACAATTTAGTTCAAGTTAGTAATGTAGAATCAAGACTTGAACTCGCTCTTGCTGGATTCAAAAACAAGGAGGTCTATGTCTACACGCAAGATGGTAAACTTTTTATTGAAGGTCAGAAAGAGGATAAAGAAACGGAAACCAATTATCTCCACAAGGGTCTGGCTCAACGGTCATTTACA